AACCACTTCTCGACCGAGCGTAATCTGGGCTCGATGTTGTTCGTCTGCGCGGGCTGGGCGGCGAAGCCCTTGCGTTTGAGCATGGCGAATACGGACTCCTCGCCGATCTGCCCCTTAGCCACGCCGCTCGGGTCGCCGCAGATGCCCGACGGCAGCCGTGCGTACTTGGGGTGAGATAGGAGCGGGCGCAGTTTCGTGTCTATGAACTGCTCGACGCCCATGCCGCTCTCTACCAGTTCGTCCACGACAGCCAATCGGCCGCGCGGGTCGGTCTGAGTGATTACGCAGGCGGGGTTGCGGCCAAAGTCCATTCCTATAATCAGCATGGTGCCGGGTATAGGAACGATCTCTGTTTTTGCTATGTGGAAGTCTGACCGGAAGCTGGCGCGGAATACCGCTTCGCCGGACAGTGATGGCGTGATTCGATTGTCGACATACTGCTCCACCCACTCGACGGAGTTCGACTCGATCAGGTCCTCGTAGTAGCCAGGCACCAGCCACTCGCGGTTCTCCGCGTTGATCTCGCGGGCGCCGGGCTGAATCCAATACCCCCACGTCGGCGGGAGCGGCTTGCCCATCAAGTCTTTTTCTTCAAGGATCTTGTTCCAAGGACTGTCTTCGGAGAACGAGTTGGTTTCGCCGATCAGTCCGTACCATGTCGGCCCACCATTCTTTACCGCTGGAAACCGTCCACACCGAGACAATACGTCCAGCAGAATCTGTGGCGGTAATTGTCGCAATTCGCTCAGCCAGCCTCCGGTTAAGTCCAGGGAGAGTAAGCGCTCTACGTTTTCCGGAGTGTCCAAGGGCAACATTATCCATTCTGACTCCACGTCGCCAAACTTGAGGTTGAAGCTGTGGTCCTGCGCGCTGTATATGGCGACTCCGCGCAGTAGCTCCTCGATAGTTTTCTTGCTGGTGGTCTTCAACTGGGGCATCGTGTTGCGCACGATCACCCAACGAGTGCGCCGGATTCCATCGCTGGGGTCCGGCGCTTGCTCCATCGATCGTCTAAGCATCTCCATGACCATGCCGCTCGACTTCCCCGACCCCACCGGCCCTCTGATGATTCGAATACGCTGGTCAGAGCGCATGAACGCAGAGATGGTCGGTGGGGCAGTGTAGTCGAAGTCACTCATATCATTCGGTAGTGCTTCTTAAGCAATAGCTCCGTCGTTCTGCGGACTCTCCGATCCAGAAGCTCCGTAGCCAAGCGCTTTCGCAAGCTCGGCGGCAAGCTCCTGATCCTCGGCTGAATCTGCCGCTGCAAGTGTGCTTGCTCCAGCGGCGTCAGGAAGAGGGTTGTTTTCGGTCTCCGTGTTCGCGTTGAGTTGGTCCGTCGCGCTTGCGAGCAGAGTCTCATTGCTGAGCACAAGCTGGACGCTCGCGATCAGCGCATCGATCTCACCGCTGGTCTTTTCCATCGTCTTCAACTGCATCTGCGAGCCGATGATAGTGCCGATCTCCTGCACGTTCGGGTACGCCGCGGTCAGCACATCGATTGCTGCCTGCACTTCCGGCGTGATGCCTTGCAGCTTCTCGCTCGTCTGCTTGATGGCAGTGTGTACAGCGGCTTTGTTCGTGAGAACATTGGCGAGTACGTTATTCAGGTGGTCTGTGACGTTCATGATCTATCCTTTGGGTGAAAAAGTGGTTGTGGGAGCGTCCCCAATTATGCCCAGTTGGGCCTCTACATCGACTCTCTTCTCGGCGCGGCGGACTTCCCGTAGGGCGTCCATCCGATCCAGGAGTTGGGCGTGCCGAACATCGCGGGCTGCGATATCAGCCAGAAGTTCTTTGATCCGGCGGTCCTGCTTCATGGCGACCTGCCGCAGCGCTTCGAGGCGCGTGCCGCTGACGAGCCAGTCGCGTTCGTCCAGCACGATGATCCGGTGCGGGCTGTCGTCTTCGTTCTTGAATTGCGTTACCATGAGATACGCGCGGTCGCGCTTGCACGCGGCATTCGGCCACTCGTTGGCGCCCGAGAGCGGCATCGCTGCGTAGTCAAGGGCTGGTGAGGACTGCTGTTCCATTCGGAGTCTCCGCTATGATTTTGATCGGGGGTTTATCGCCGCCAATGTTGATGGTGATATTGTGCTTCTCGCCGCCGCCCTCAGTTTTGGGGACGGCCGAGACTGTTGAAATCTTCGTGAGTTGCTCGATCGCCGCCAGCTTCGACGTGATGCCCACGCCTTCGTTGCGGATGATATTGAACAAGCTCAGCAGTGAATCTTCGAGCAGGAACGACGCTTTCAGTTGGATGCGCGTCTTGATGTTCATGTCCGACTTCCAAACTTTCTCCGCCTCGCGGTAGGCGCCAGCGAAGATCGGGTTCTGGGCTTTGCGGGCGAAGTCGGCCGCGCTTATGCCGTAGGTCGTCAGCACATCCGCAGGCTTGCGCATGTTCGAGACGAGGTCCCATATCAAGCGCGCATCGTGGCCGTTCAGCCCATCTACTCCGCACGTGGGCGGCGCGGGCACGTTGAACACCAGAGTATTGTCCGGCTCGCCGATCATGTCGCGTCTTCCTTCATTGCCATTTCCAAGAGTTGGTTCGCGGCATTCTGCCACTCGACCACGGTCGAACCATAGGGCACGTCGACCTCAATACCGTACACATTGGTCAACGTGAAGCACTGGAACCCAAGTCCCAGACGGCACAGGGCCTTCTCGGCGACGGCAACGATGGCGGGCTCAGTCGGGATCGCGACCGGATCTTTGGCGGCGCGCACCACATCCGTCCGGCCGCGCGGCATCGCGCTGTCGAGATTGAACTGGGGATGACCGCGAGTGCCGGAATCAAAGCGCATTTTGTTTCTCGAACTCTTCGATCAGCGTGGTCTTCTTGGCGACGAAGTTGCGGTACGCATCAAGCTGCTTCTGTGCCGTGTCGAGAGCCTCAGGCACCGCGGCCTTCAGTTGCTCCATGGTATCCATTTCGAGCACGCACTCGCAGCGCATGTCGCCGACTTCTAAGCCTAGCTTCAGTTTCATTTTGCGGTGTCCTTGATGATGGTGCCATCAGCGATGGCTTTGGTGCCTTCACGGATCACGTACTCGCGGCACGCCAGGCGGATCAACTCGGAGTACGTGACGCCTTTCAACGCGGCCAGCTTGCGCAGGGCCTCGAAGACTTGGGAGTCAAAGTAGAAGTTGATTCGGACCCGCTGGCCAACGCTTGTTCGTGACATACATACTTTATACGCTACGCGGGCGAGGAACGCAACTCAAAGCCCACACGTTGGTTTATTGCCGCCCAATAGGTATCTGATCCACGCTATCAGGCAACCGAAAAACCCGTTGGCGCGGCGGGGACCTCGGCGATCGCAAAGACGGCTTCAGGGGTCGACCACGCGGACACAGAGTTTGCTGTGACAGCCTGCACGGATGCGGCGTAGAGACCCGCGGGCAGTGCGGGCGTGACGGCGGCGATCAGCGCGCTGGTCGCTCCAGGAGGCGCGGCTAAAGTGATCGGGTATGTCCCTGCAACGCTGCCTGCAGCAGTCGTATTGCGGACGCCAATGAGATATGAAGTGATCTCGCCTGCCGAGATGGCCGTGCCATCCACGTTCACAGTCGGATCAACCCAAGAGAACTTGGTGGGATTACTCATGATTATAGCTCCTTGCGGATGCGAGACCAGATGGCGAGCAGTGAAGAGGCGGCGACGATGTGCGCCTTGTGAGCGATCAGCCACGCCGGGAATACCGCGGCGGCCTGGTCCCAGGTGCCCAGGAGTTCAGACAGCCCAGCGGTCATCAGCGCGATGTAGGTGGTTAGCTTTCCTTTGGCTAAAAGCAGGAAGTTTTTGAGATAAGTGGCCATGTCGTAGTCTGGTTCATAGCGTAGTAATATGTCAAGTCACTTCACGATCTTGCATGTTGCCAGGACTTGCAGAGCATGGTGCCAGTCTTCGAACGTGGCTGTGGCATGAACGCTATGTCTATGCCCCGCCTTGTCGTTGATCTGCCAGTAGTTGATCGCCCAGCGCGCGGACACTCCGGCCATGATCATCAGCGCCGTGACGGCTTCGTCGAGCACAGGGGCTTCATACATCCCGCGCGAGGCGGGCGCCGCGGGCAGGACGGGCTGATGCTCGTAGGCCAGGTCGTCGTGGTTCGTCATGCGCTTTTTAAGCGCTTGCCCTGCTTGAATCTTCATGGTCTCTCCTGTTCTCGTATCATTGCCGTGATCTCTTGCAAGAACTCCGCCCAGGCTTGCTTGTCGCCACCGGCGAAGTCCTGCCGAATCCACGTGTAAGCCTTCTCAGGGTTCCATACGTCGGTTTCGTCGGTGGCACCCCTGTGGTAGATGTGGTGCGTGCGCGTGCTGCTGTCCCAGTGCCTCCAGAGGCCCAGGAGCAGAAGGACCTCGTCTACTCCCTCGGGGGCGGCGCTGTTGTGGAAGTTACTCAGAAGAACACGCAATGTTTTTTACTCCGCTCAAAAACTGCACCCACTGTTCCGCGGTCATGCGCTGAAGGGCGCCGTCAACTAGGCTGAACCGGTGGATCTTAGAGCCCTGATGACTGACACTCACGTACAGGTACCCGTCATCGGCTTGGGCGGTGAGCCCTAACATATGCGCGGCGGCCGTGAGAAATTCGCTGTCCATAACCGACCATAACGTATGTATGCGTAATTGTCTAGCCCAATAAAAAACCCCACGTCTGAGGTGGGGTCGTCTTACAGAGAGCAAATCAAACTTAGAACAGGTCGATCGTGTACGTCAGTATGTCCGCCGCGACGATGGTCTTGGTCGCGAACGTGCAAGTAATCGTGCCAGCCGCAGTTGCGGTCGGAGCGACATACACAGCGATTGCCGTGGTGTTCGCAATCGTGTTGTTCGCACCAGTCGTGATATCCGTCAGGTTGCAGACGCCGCCATTGATGGCCGGAGCGAATACAGCCTGGGAATACCCAGAGCCAGCGGGCGCAGTCGTGACACCACCGGCGCCAAGCGACGGGATGGTCCAAACCAGGACGCCGACGAAACCGGTCGTGCAGATCGTCGTGGTGACGATACCCGCGATCGGGCCGCCAGTGGCAACTGCCGTGCCAGCCGTGCAGGTCGTGCCAGTCGTCGCCGGGGGCGTACCGATGGATTGCTGCAAGCCGAGAACGCCGTTCAAGCCAGTCGTCGGATTCCAGCCATCTTGGATGGTCGTGGCGGCAAGCGCCGCAGTCGCGACGAGGCCAAGCGCGAACCCGCCAAGTAATTTCAGAAAGTTCTTCATGTGAGGATCACCTATAGGTTGAGAAAAAATTTTGCATGCCGGGGAAGTTTACTTGGTCAGTCCTGAGACCACAAGTTTGTTGTGTGCGCCAAGCTGCCAGCGTCAGAGATTTCGAACCGCTTCACTCCGCGCACATGGTCGAAGTCCATCACGTACGGCGGATACTGCTTACCGCAGTCTGTACACGGCTCTGCCTTGAGGTCATTTATAAGACCACGCAGATAGGCGCGCGCCTTCGCATCGCGGGCTCGGCGGGCTGTGCCTTCGACGTTGGGCGTCACCCATT